CAATGGCACCACTCGCATCCGTAGTAAATTGACCGGACTGTAACTGACCTAAGATATCTGGTTGAGTTGTTGCTCCCGCCATACCTTCTTTAGCCGCCGCCATGACGTTGTCCGCACCGGGCATGGGCGGCATGATTTCAGGGCCCGGAGTAGCCGGAGCCACGTAGTCGGGAACACCTTCTGAAATTTTAGAGGTTAAGTCGCTAGGTCCGGGAAGCGTGGGATTAACACCCCCGCCCATGCCCGTAGGCAAGCCGCCCTTAACTCCCGCCATAAATTCACCGCCCTTCATGACGCTACCAATGCCCGACGAAATACCGCCCACGGCACCGCCAATTAGCGCCGCTTTGAAGGCGTCTTTAAGGTTTCCGCCTTGAACCAAAGTGCCGATGCCGCTACCTAGCGCACCTGACGCAATGGCCCCAAGGCCGGGGAACAAGAAGTTTAGGCCTACCGAAAGAACAATCGGTGCAATCTTCTTAAATACTTTAACTACGCCTTTAACGGCTTTTTTAATGCCCTTAAAAAGCTTTTTGAGGAAAAACTCAGGCTGACCCGTGACCGGGTTAATGCTGTTTAGCTCGTTGCCTACCACATACCGTTCAGGGTCAATACCCATCTCTCGCATACGACCAAACAACGCCTCTTTCAGCGCGGGGTCTTCCTCAAAAACCTCCATGGGAATGACGGTTTCACCGTCCGCAACGTGCGCAATTCGGTTGTCCCCTTCACGACCAAACTCCGCCAATTCATTGGCGGCAGGGCGAATAATCTCGTAATCAATGCCGGATAAAGCATCGTCCGACCAAGACCCCGAGGCCGCTGTCAAAAACGACGCTAACCCACCTTCTGGAACCTCGTAAGGTTGTTGCACAGCGGTTGCGTTCATGTATTCATCCCATAATAATGCGTTATTGTATCAAACCCCTTGTTTTCAATCTATCTATGGGGTTGACACCGTTACCGAGCCAGCGGACCCCGTACCCAAAACTCCGACAGGGTGCGGCTTATATGTCAGTACAATTTTTAAATCCCCGTCCACTTGAAAAACAGCCCCTATTTCAAGGTTAAAATCATTTTCTTGCAAATTCGTCAACGTAAGGGCCGTGTGCCGTGCATCACCGGGATTCTTGAATTGCTGAAGAAACACGGAAAAAGAACGAACCACTTCGGCCATATACCGAACGTCGTACTCCAGCGGCGCAGTAGGAAATTGAGGTAATACAAGCCGTCTGTTGCTCATCGTTTGCCGTCCGGCCTAATGTCTAGGCGTGGGGCACCTAAGCGCCATTGTGTTTCTGTTTGGTTGGACGCCACTTTTATAGCAAAACTGCGCCCTCTTAGGCGCAAATGCACTTGATTAGTAAACTGCTCTACGGGGCTGGTGGCCGTTCTGGTTACGGAAGCGTCATCCTCAGAATCATAATTAGCGCCGGGAAAGTCCCTAACCTTAGTGGTAAAAGTTGCTGTAGGAAATGACGTTGTAGAATTTTCAAAGGTAATGTCTGGAATAAGTCTGCGAATAAACGAAAACTGATCTCCTTCCCCAAGGTCCATTTGACTTGACTCAATATACGCGTTAATCGCGGTCACCGGGTTTGTTGTGGTGTCGTCTAAACCAAGCTCTTGAAAATATTGTTTGCCGTCAATAAAGGTTGAAATAGGAAAATCGCTGATGCCTCGGTCAACCCACGCGGTACGAACCAAAGTCCCGTAATACCACGCCTGCTCTTGATAGTTATACACTACGTATCGATCAATTTCGTTAGAGTCCACCGAGGGGTAAAACCACCAAATTTCACTAAACGAGGAATTTAACGCAGCAAAAACTTTTTCTTTTTGACTTCGATTAAAATCATCAAAAACATAGGACCGAACCGAACAAGGTATCTTTTGCACTTGTCCTCTGAAAACGTAAAAATCTTCATATCCCATCCAATACACCGCATCATCGTGCGCTTTTGCGGCTAATGGGGACATAATGGTAGTGTTTTCAGAAATAAGGTTAATGCCAAAAGTAAACGGGGGCCCTAAAAATTGCATGGCATGAAGAGAAACATCGGTAAACACAAGGATTTGTTGCCGTGTTTCTACCGCCGTGACAATCTCTGACCCAGAACCAATCACCAAATCGCCTGCGGTATTAGTAGCCAATGTTTGCCACACCAAGGGGTTTTCTTGGTCACTAAACCTAATTAACAAAGGATCTTGTGTGCCGATGGCGTTTTCTGGGTCGCAACCAAACGCAATAACGTGCCGATCTACGTCCGATACCAAAACTTGTTTAGCAATCGTGGGAGTCGTACTGTCTGTAGACAAATCAGAAAGGGCCGTGGCCCGTGAAGAAACGCCCGAGGTCTTATCCCAATAATAAATGCCCGCATTGCGAACGTTTATTATTAAGTCTTCGCCAAAATTGTCATGAGTCCAGATACGAAGAGTGGTTGATGCCGCAGTGGCCAAAGAAGAGCCCCACGTATCTCGACCCCATTCGCCTGTTCCCCAACCGGTTCCCACCACAGAAGTGTCCAAGCCCGTGTTAATTTGATAAACGGCAACCGTAGAAGTCCCTCCGTTACCGGTATCTGCCGAAGTGGCCGTGGTCCCGATCAAAATAGTAAATTGCGTTTCGCTAACCACGGACAGTATTTGATATTCTTGATTTAACACGCTGGCAGCAACTTTTGGACCCAAGGCAACTGCGCCCGAGAAAGTAACAAAATCCCCTGCCACCGCTCCTCTTCCCGTGGGAACTCTTCCTCCCGAAGGCACATCCGTTACGGTAATAATCGAACTTCCAGTTGTCGCAGTAAACGTAGTGTCTCCCGCCGCTGCGGTGACCCGAATAGGCGTAATGTCGTAATACTCCCCACCTTCCTCAATATAATATTTGAGGTGAGTTCCTACGCCCATAAATACGGTGCCGTCTAAAGAAACAAAGGGCTTTAACGCCCTACACGTTCCTAAAAACGTGTTTTCTGTTGCCACGGCCCACCCGCCTATTTTTTCGGGAACTCCGTAACGAAAACGTATTTTGTCCCCGTCAAACCAACCTCCTTCGTTTGCATAAGAGGTCGTCTCTCGGTTAATGCCGGGGCGAAATTGTAATTTACTTAACGGCATATTTAATCACCAAGTAGATATTAGAACTCGTTTCCAAGTATTGGTGGCAACGCAAACATAAATGTAATTTGTGTCCCACGCTATTTCGCCCGCCGTCCCTGACGCGCTTGCACTAGCGGGCGTTTGCGAAGTTTGAATTAGAACATTATCCCCGGTGGTTTGTAGCGTTGTAAATGTTCCCGCACCCGGCGTAGTACCCCCTACGGTTGTACCATCAATATCCCCTGCGTCTATGTTTGCCGTGGCTAAGGTGGCGGTTCCTGTTACAGTAATCCCGGTAAATGTTCCTGCGGCGGCTGTCGAAGCGCCAATCTGCATGTTGTTAATGGTGCCTCCGCTTAGGGTGACACTAGAAAAAGAAGATGAACCGGTAGAAGTGACGTTACCCGTTACGTTGCCGGTAAGGTTACCTGTCACATTCCCCGTTAGGGCACCCGTGACGTTACCCGTTACGTTGCCGGTAAGGTTACCCGTGACATTACCCACGACATTACCCGTGACAGGGGCCGTAATATTACCCGCCACCAAGTCTGTGAAGAGGTTAGTTACGGTGGAAGCAGTGCCGATGCCGCTAAATTTAACAACAACATCTTTTCCATCTGGGATTTCCAGATCGTTACTGGCGTTATATGTTCCTTGAAACAAGATCACCGTCTGCCCGGTGCTGTTTCGGAAATAACCTATTTTTTCAGCATTATCGGGGGTTAAGCGGACGTAGGCGGTAGCGGCTGAAGGGGCGCTGGTAAACTCAATAAACTTATTTCTGCCGTCGCTAACCGTAAAGTCCGTGATGTTTATGTCATGGGGAGAAACTACGGTTGCCGGAGAAGAAATAGCAATTTGAGCTATTCCCGCAACCGCCTGATCAATTAAATCCATGTTGGTGTTGGTCATAGTACCCCACGTACCAGACCTGTCCCCAGTGGCGGGTTTTTCTATTCCAAGATTTGTTGTTCCGGTACTTGCCATAATGACCTCTTATGCCGCAATCTCTACCCAATCTGGGCCTTGCGAAGGTGTGATTTCATTCCAAACGGGAGAAACTGGGCCGGTAACCTCTGTCCAATTTGGTCCTTGAGAAGGTATAAGTTCATTCCAAATTTCTAGGTTTACGGAACCCACTCTACCTGTGGCCGACACCCCCGTAATCAATACGTTAGTTGTAGTTAAAACGGAGACTCCACCCACCGAAGTAACTAGCCGAGGAGATTCGACTACTACTATGGCATCTCCCGTTGCAACCACTGCTCCAATTTGACCGGTGGCGGCAATGCCCGTTACCGAAACATTTGCCTGACCAGAGGCCGTAACCGATCCCACCTGACCAGAGGCCGCAATGCCCGTTACCGAGACATTCGCCAGACCAGAGACCGTAGCCGATCCCGCCTGACCAGTGGCAGCAATACCCGTTACCGAGACATTCGCCGCAACAAAGACCGTAACCGATCCCACTTGACCAGTGGCAGCAATACCCGTTACCGGAGCATTTGCCTGACCAGAGGCCGTAACCGATCCTACTTGACCCGTGGCAGCAATACCCGTTACCGCAAAGGACTCGTTAATAAGTACGGTTAAAGTGCCAACGGCTCCAGTGGCAGCAACACCTGTTACCGCAATAGCTGAAGTTGTTCCGCTTTCGCTAGAAAACGCTACTTCAGAAAAACTAGCGGAAGCAAAAGACACGTTATGCGGTCCTATTCAAACAAAATTTCATCTTATACAACACTTTTTAGCAGTAAAGATGCTCTAGCTATATCTGCATCGTAAGCTTTTTTGCAATGATCTTTGTGAAACCACAAAAACAACCAATTTATTAGGGCATACATTTTACCCCAAAACCAGTTGCTTTTTTGCCGGTAGCTTCTTCCAGACAAAGATTCGTTAGGGTTGTCACTCAAAAAAATAATTACATTAATTAATTGAGATAATGCGTCACCACAGCGCACAAAATAAGTACCAATCCTAAGAAACCAATCCCTATAGCTACCGCCAACGCGCCACATAACCATACTTCCTCTATCATTTTAATTACAGACTTTGAGCCAACGTAAACAAAGCATCAATCTCTTCTTCTGACATTCCTAGTACGGGCATAAGACCTACAACGAGGGGAGACAGGCGCTCTACTTCAGAGCCATATTCCCACTCTACACCTGCGGCCTCTCGCTGACCCTCTGGTAAACTTGCAATTGCCGCATCAACGCTAGACAACAACCCTTGCTGTAGCAAAGCCAGCCTAGCTTGTCGCATTGTTACAACCATTTCTGGACGATACTCTTCTGGTGTAGCATCTCGTCCTATCCACGTTTGCCACCACTCTCCGTCACGGTTTTCAATAGTACCCGCCTGAACAACATCAAAACCTTCTGGGTAATCATCTTGGTTTAAAACATAAACACCAAAATCAACAAGAGATTCTGCGGAAGGTGGGAACGTAAAAGAAACATTAGGATTAGCAGAACGTAACTCCTCAAAACTATAACGAACCGGAGTACCGTCTTGTATTTTTACATAACTCATTTGTAGCCTCTTGTCTTAAACGCGGTCGAAGGTATTACCAAAAGTTCCACCAATTCCGTTCCCTTGCCTTGTTCTCTCTCTAACCTCCTTGTACCAAGTTGCCGTACTAGGGGTGGGGTATGGCGCTCTGTAAGTACCCGCAACAAAATTAGTAAGATCAGGAAAATTGCCTTGAAATGTTCCATAGCCGCCTCCTGCACCACCATATACGTTAGTGCTGGAGGCATCGCTCGAGCCAGTGCCTAGTAGAACTAAATTAGAGGTACTACCTCTTCCCCCCGCTTGAACCCATAATTTAATATTGCCAACAGATACATCGGCCGTTAAATAAAAAGTATTAAAACGCCCTATATACGGAGTAATGACTACTTCTACTTTTGCGGCTGACGGGCGGTTTGTAGACCAGCTTTCCGCCCCGCTGTAAGCTCTAGCCCTCATCCTTACTGTTGTTCCGTCACCGTATACACCCCAAGACATTCCCCTACTCGCACCAGCTTCCATAATAAGCCCACGGTCGCTTAGGGTCGTAAACTCTGTATCAAGGGCCATGCAAAAATCTTGGCTGTTGCTAGATAATCCAGCGCGTAGGCTAGGGAAACTTGTTACCGTTGCGGTAGGAGAGCCGTAAGGAGACTCGTAATCAAAACCTGAACCCGCCGCTCTGAGCATTCTACTTCTTAGCATTAAGTAGCACCTACATAAGCGCCATAAAGCGTCCCACTAACATGCCATAGCTCAATGACGTTAGCTGTACCATTTGTAAGTACGGGCGCAGACCCGCCAATCCATGAAATTGTGGGCCAAGTTGCAGTGGAATTAAAAACGGGCGTAATTATCAGCGTTACAAACTCGCCATTGGAAAGGGACTCAGTATACGTGGTATCATTCTGCATACTCCTGTACTGGATAGTGCCGTTTGCGGGGTCTATGAGTGCCGCGGTACTTGATTCGCCTGTTAAGTTGTATTGCTGTTCTTCTATACCTTTTTTAAATTCTACGGCTGTTTCGTCAATACGCATGACTTCTGCGCCGTGAGTCTCAAATGCGATTAGTTTGTTAAGTGTAGTACCGCTAGAGTTATAGTCGCTAATTGAAACTTTACCCGAGCCAGAGCCGTCATAACCAAACCTTGCTCGACCACCTTGATAAAAAGTGAACGCGCTATTGTCATAATTGCCTGTGCCACCAGTAACACTTATGCCACCTCCATCAGCAGTTGTAACGTCTAAATCGCCAGAAGTAATCTTTACGTCGCCTCCTGCGTCAATTCTTAGCTCGCTTCCATCAGACGTTTGAAGTCTAATGTCCCCAGTAGTCTCTTCATTTTTGATGTAGAAATCATCACCACTGGAGGCTAGGCCCATGTAAGCATGACGGTCAGTGCCACGCTCAAACTCCATATAAACGGGGCCATCGTCGGTAGAGCGTAAGGTCAGTATGCTGTCATCTGTGCTTTCTAGCTCAAGAGAAGCTGCGGTTAAAGCCCCCGCGAATGTTGCGTTGCCATTAGAATTAATCGTAAGTGCCGTGCTTGTAGCGTTATCGTCGATGCCTGTGGATGTAAATGCTGTGAACGTGCCTGCGGCGGGTATTGAGTTTCCAATGGTAGTGCCGTTAGCCGTGCCGCCGCTAAGAGTAAACGTCTTGATTGTTTGGCCGACCAAATCCCCCGCCGCATCAAGGTACAACGACTTATCCGCAGGGTACGTGATAAACACGTTTTTAGTACCGGCCTGAAGATCTACGGCACTGCCAGAGTTGGAACTAGCAAGGACCGTGGTCCGTGTTAAGGTGGTCCCTGCGCTGGCATACGTGCCAAGACCCACCTCAAAAGCCCCGTTACCATCGTCCACGATTGCGTAATAAGTGGTGTCGCCATCTGAAAGAACAGAAGAAAACGTCACGAAATTAGCAACCGCGCCGCCTAATGTGATCGCTCCGGTCCCTGTGGTAGCGGTAGTTTCCTTTACCCGATCTTTGACCACAAAAGCCATTTCTACGCAATCCGAATAATGGCGCTAGCGGAGTCCGCTGTGGGAAATACAATGGTAAAGTCTCCCGCACTAGAAGATTTTGACGCGCCAAAATCTAAAACAACAACGGTGTTCGTAGTGCCGCTTCCCGATCCCGCAGTAGTGTTGTAAATCAACGCGCCACGGGCATCCGTAATGGTCGCCGTGCTAAACGTCAAGTCCGCAAAATCAGTCAGGGCCGTGGTACTTGAAGTGGTGGGCGTTACGTTAGTCAACGTACCGCCGCCCGCCGTGTACCCCGTTCCACTGATCTCATTGCTTGTTGTGTATGCCGTAGTTGCCGCAGTAAAACTGGCGGTATTGTCATACAAAGCAAGCTTAAAAGTGTCCCCTGAACTGTTCGTAAAATCGTGTTTTGCTTCTAACAATTCTTTCTTGAAAGAAGTACACATGAAGTTGCCGGTAAAAGCCATGTCAAATTCTCCTAATAATTTCGGCTAAATCTTTATGCCCCGCCTCACACAGAGCGTTGAAGGTTGTCGTTCTGTCGCTTTGAACCATTTCCTTCATGTAAAAAACAAGTACGGATCTAATGTGGTTTTGAAACGCTTCTGCTTGTTCTTTAATCACAGGAGAAGCAGTATCAGAAACACTAATGATTTTAGATAAACACCGCTCCGCCACCTCTTCCGGGGAAAAGCCACGATGATTGGTCGTTTTAACATCCACGATTCCAGCTTCTATTTTACCCCCTTGAATCATCATTGTTTAGGCCTTATCAACATTCCTGTCCGGTAGTTGTCGGTAACTTCTTTAGATTCGCCAAACTGCTTTAAGCCAGAAAGCGCCATTTGAAACTGTTGCTGATAGTTTTGAAGAACATCGGGCTCACCTTTCATAAAAGTGTACGCCTCAACCAAACTGCCATACAACAAAGCAAAAGGAGCGTTTTCGCTTAACCACGATTTTTGACTGTCTGAAAGGGCGGTAAGACTTTCTGGACGATAGTAATAATGTAGTTCTACTGCATAAGATGCATCCGGGGTTGGACTAACCACAAAGTTGTCCCGGTCAAACAAAGCGTAATATTTGGGAGATCCCGTTGTAGTGGATTTTGGACCAAACTCTTGCAGGAAATTGACATCTTTGTAATTTAAAAAATTTTTGTTGCTGCTACCATCCGTCCAAGACAGCGAAAACGGAGCCAAAAAATCAGAGGGGCACCCTAAATATTCTGAATCCGTAGTCATGTTACCGGTTGCGTTTTTTCTAAAATCCGTTAGTTGAATTAACTTTAGAAGTTTTTCTTCGGCATTTCGGATAAACACAGGAAGGTTATTGACGAAAGTTGTTTCGTCATTTTCTGTGTAATCCTGTAGGGCTTGCTTTAATTCCCCGTATGTAAAGCTCATAGTGTATTCACCCTGTTGTGACCCCTACCGCACCAACAACCCCAAATGCAACAATTGGTTTAAAAACAGGCTCTTCAACCAATAAAACCCCAACAAAAACATCAAGGGGCTCTACCCTGTCTGGGCGGGGGTCTTTTAACGCCTCGGGACCTATTGCTTTACGTCGAGGCTCCAGTTGAGGATGCTTAGGGTCATATTCGTCTGGGCCCACCAGCATTCCTGTCCATTCGCGCTTCATTTCGTTTAATTTGTAGCGTTGCCCTGAACGATCAGAAATGCCGTAAGCAAATTTTCCTGATGCAAAATTACCCATGATTAAGGCCTTTGATATGCCATGGTGGGCTGGACATTAAACGAAGCCCTATCCCTATCTTCTGATGCGGCTCGCTCAAACTCTTCTTCATAAACAGATTTCAACAGTTGTACGCGGTCCGGGGCTCGTTTAATTGCAATGTAATACGCAAGACCCGCAGCTAGGCACGGATAAAATCTAAACGGTACGTCCATCGTATTGATATATGTATCGGCATCATCTATCCGTACAAGTTTGTCCACAATGACCGTGTCTGTACTATTTTCAGGAACTGGCCACAATTTAAGCGTAGGGACAATTTGACGGTCTACGAAAAATTGCGAGGGCCTAGCCTGTTGCGTTTTAGTGGGTATATTGATGTAGTCGCTACGGCTAATGCGATCAAGCGCATAATCTGTGCCGCTACGACGAACCACCGCATTTAAAACATCAATCGTAGCCGCGCCTAGACTGTAATCCCCCGTGCCTTGCGTAAGGGTTACGGTGGCCTGTTCAATGGTCCATTGATTAAGGCCACGATTTGCCCAATCTCCCAACATTAAGTTGAGCGATCTTTTTGCTGTTTTAAGGTCATAGCCGGTGCGAACCTCTAGCCCGCATCGCTCAAAAGCTTCTTCAATGTAATCACTTACATCTAGCTCAAAATTTGTAGAACCAGAAACAGCCATTATTACAAGCTCTTAGAAGAAGAACTGCGCACTGCCGCGCCGCTGTTAGCCGTTTTCTTCACAGCGCCGCCGCTACGCATTTTCTTCACAGCGCCGCCGCTACGCATTTTCTTCGGCCCTACTTTAGGCTTGGCCTTCACAGCGCCGCCGTCAGCCATAAAGCCCATTTTGTTCCGAACGTCTTTAGGGAGCTTGGCTAACCCTTTATTTGCTTCAGGTACTGCTTTCTTAGCCATTCCGCCGCTACGCATTTTTTTAACCATTCCTTTTTTTGGCCCTACTTTAGGCTTCATACCCAGCATTGCATAATCTCCTGTATAACGTTTGTCTTTTGTCCCAAAGGGTTGCGGTTGAAACATCCTTCATGTACTGATCATAATACCCTTTTTCTCTTAGCTTTTCTGCCGCTATTTCTAGCTTAGAAAGCCTTTGAACAAACGTAATTGCATACAAATCTTCCACTAAATGTGGGAACGTTTGATCAAAAACTTCCTCATCCTGATCGTCTTCCGGGTGAAATCCCATAACCCACAGGTCTTTTTGAATAAAAATGCCCATACTTATGGCGTCATTAATGCCGTCCAGATACTCGTGGTATGTTTCTGGATCTTGCTCATAAAACAGTTCAACATAGCAAACTAAGTCAAAGGTGTCGTCAAATTGTGACAACGCCGTGTAAAGACCTTGTTTTTTGTCGGAATAGCTAAATACAAAACCTACGCGGTTATCTGCCCATGCTTTTTTTGCATAGGGACATGCCGGGAGATCGTTAAAAAACGAATGAGGCGTTTCAAGGGCGTAACTAGACCAGCCCCGTATTTCCTCTTGAATCTGTTGTTCTAGCTCTAGCATTAGGCATACCGCGTTCGCTTTCTTCTATTTGATAAGACTGCTCCGCAGCCTTTATTTAGCTTACGCACCGCGCCGCCAGACTTAAAACTAACCGTGGCTGCCTTGGTGTTAGATACCACTTGTTTCCCCTTTGCGCCCTCACGTTTTTTCTTTTTTGCAGTGGACGCTCGCTCAGATTTGCTTAGGCTCTGAGCCTTAGATCGCGGTAAACAACGATCCGGGTTCTTTTTGTCTTTGGAAGTTCCACATTCTCCTGCAATGTTGCCACTGCTGTCAATGCGGACCCACTCTTGATCCCGCCATTTTTTAAGCTCGCCCATAAATTACGCTTTGCCCTTGGACTTTTTGGCGTAATTTGGGTCTTTGCAATATTTACTGGCGGCCATGTTGGCATATGCCGAAGGATATGTGTCAAAAGTGCGCTTTGCCCACGCCTTACCTGCCGGACAAATCTTGCTTCCTTTGCTTTTTCCAGAAGCATCGCCACCTTTCCGTAGATAAGTGACTTGAAGCTTGGTTTTTTTAGGTCCTGTCTTGACCCGAGAACCACAACCCCCCATATTTACCCCCAAAAATTAGCCGCAATCGGTGCAAGAACAATAAGCACCGCAATTCCCCAAATTTTTAAGTCCAATTTGCTCAATGCTTCAGAGTTTTTAGCGATAAACTCTTTTTGGTCGTCCAATCGTTCTTCAATGCGCTTGTATCGCAAATTGCACTCCGCCTCGTGCTTTTCTAAGCGAGAGAGTACCTCTTCCACCTGCATCGTTAACACCTTACCACGCTTTACAAGACCAGTATCTTGCGGTGAATTTGTCTTTTGCCGTATCGCAACTGTGCCGAGCCCTAAAATTGCTCCTGCGCCCCGGTTGAGACTTTTTAATCGACATGTTTGGATCACCAAAGCGCACCAGCTTGATTTCACTGCCTTTTTTAGCCAAAACCGCGCTTTTTTTAGACTTGCCGGGCGTTTTTTTGGGCTTGTTGTACCCTGAAAAAGACTCCCCCCTGTACTGTAATCGTCCAGAAGGAAGTTTTTTTACGTTTTTAGTGGTGGCCATATTTTTAACTATAAAACACTGTCAAAGCAGTGATATTAGTTAGCGTTCCAATATAAATATCGGAAACTCTTATTCCCTCGTCAGGGATGTTGACCGAGTGAGTCGCACTCGCAACAAAATCCAAATCTAAGACTGTGGAGCCCCCGCTACCATCTGTAATGGTTAACCGTGGGCTTCCTGTGGTGCTTAGAACTTGAATCTGGCGAATACGAGCAGGCCCTACCGAAGCGGAGCCTGTCCCGGTCAGACGTTTTGATTTTACGTCTGAATTAGCCATTAGATTAACCCGCCGATACCGTTAAAACGCCAGAATTACTATAGAGTTGACCCGCTACGCTAGGATCTGCGGTTGGTAAATCTTTAATGATTACCACACTGTTAGTACCATCGTGAGTAATCGAAATGTTTTCGGTTACTGCGCCCGTAGTAGCGTTTTTGGTGATGTCTAGAAAACCGTTTTCTGAACGGACGGGACCGTTAAAAGTAGTATTAGCCATGAAAATCTCCTGTCGTGGCAAATGTCACCCGCCTCATGCGGATGTCAGGATATGGTTATTTTAACATGCAAAAAGAAAGGGCGGCAAATGCCGCCCTTTTTTGATCCGAAGATCGCTTAGGCTCCGGGAGAGCCAAAGACACAACGCCAATCAGAAACACCGAAACTGTAACGCTCACGCGCTTTGAAACGCATGTTGCCAGTGTCGAAGTCGCCTTCCATAGCAGTCTTGATGGGGCTACGGTTGAACAACTTAAAGCCGTTGGGTGCGTCAGTCTTGAGGAAAAACGCATCCGTATCGGTCAAAAAGTGGTTCACAACAGCGCCATCCGGGATCATACCCATAGACTTCATTGCATTGGTGTCGTTGTCAGCCGTACCCGGACGGAGGTTAGAGTTAATAACTCTTTCTGCAATAAATTGCAGTTCCTTCGGGATAATCAGCTTCATGCCACGTACCGCAATTTTCAGACCACGCTCATCGGTAAAACTAGCGATGTCGATCAGCATCTGCTCAAGAGAAGTCTCGTTGAGATCAGCAGCTACCGCAAGTTGATTGCGTTGGTTACCCGAAAGAGAGGGGTGAGCAGAAGAACACAGAGCCGCACCATCACCCACTGGAGAACCAGTGCTGAACGCATTGTTCAGGATAGAAGCCGCTTTGATCTGCTTGGTTTGTGACATAGATCGTGCCAAAGCACGAGTGTAACGAGAAGCAAGACGATCATACAGATTGTCTTCGATAGCCTCTTCAGTGATGCTGAAGGCCAGAGCGATGGTCTCGTGAGTGTAACGAGCAGTGAAAGTTTCCTGCGCGTCATCAAACGAGATAGAACCACCTTCCGATTTAACCGGCGCAGTGCCGAAACCAGACAACATTACTTCTTCTTCAAAAGCACGATCTGAAGATTCTTCGTCGAAGATCTCCCCATGCTCTTTTTCGTAGCGATCATACTCAAGGCCGAAGAGAGCGTTCAGTCCGGGCTCAAGCTCTTTCGCCAATTGTGCGCGAGAAATAGCCATTACTTAATCTCCCTTAGATACCAGTTGAGTCAGCGGTTGTTTGAGAAGCAAACGCCCGCGTGGCTGCGTTAAAGTGCGCGTTCAGTCGAACGAGAAGATGGGCACCCGCTGACGCATAATCATTATTAGCGTCATCATCGACCAAACCTACAATACGCAAAGGTAGCGTTGCTGTAGTGGCAATAGTGCTTACACCTAGCTGAGAATTAGACTTTCCTGTATCGGTAGAACCGGTACGAGCAGAAGTTCCCAAACTAGCGTTAGCAAAAACAGCCGCCAAAGCAGTGGCTCGGTTGGTGAGGGTGGCATCCGCCGCTACGGCGAACAGTTGATTGGGGTTATCCGCTATTAAAGCTTTTACCGGGTAGTTAGTGTCTACAGACACGCTACCTGATCCGGGCCAGTAGTTAAGCCAAACAGGCTTCTTCTGAGTCGAATCGTGGTACTGAACCCCTACGAGAACACCAAGGGCTTGCGTGGTGCCGCCATTGGTTGCCCCAGCTTGGTCAATTACTCCTGCCGCAGTAGGAACCACAATTGAACCATTAAAGATTGCATTTGTGTTGTTACTAGCAATTTCATACTCAGTAACACCAGTGCTGTTAACACCGCTTCCTACAAGACCAACAGGACGAAGACCAAAGGCAGTTTCTTGATTTGCCATGATTTAATTTCTCCGTTCTGTGCGGCCCTATTTTTTAGAGCCGCCAAAAGTTACACGACTTTGACGCTCGGATTTACCGATTGTCATAGTTGGATGAGCGTTTTCTCGCAACATATCCGATTCAACTGCTTCCATTTGATCCGCGTTTCTGTCAGCAAAATACTGAGCGCGTTCTTGGACAGTTTCAATAGGAATACGAGCGAGCATCAGACCACCCACACCAAACACACCTTCATATTTACCTGATTCAACTACCGGGGATTCAAAATCGGGATATTCGTCTTGGCGAACAAGCTCATAGCCTTCTCGCAATCTAGCAGAGATATTTTTCGTGTCATCAAAACCACGAACTTCTGCACGAATCCATCGATGTTTGTAGCCCTCTGGTGCAGGCGGTGCATCTAGCATAGACGGGGGAGCCCAAGGCTTACGCCTACCTTGCTTCTCCCTTGACGATGCATCACGCGAGGAGCGTTCAATGCCCTCAAAGCCTTTCTTCTCTTCAGACATTTCCTTACTCCTTAACGTATTTCGCGTATTCTTCAAGCGGCACCCCCAATTTTTTAGCAATTGCTACTTGGGTCGGGGAGAGTTTGACCCTTTTTCCGTTGCGCCCAGAACTGCTAGAACGTGAAACTCCAGCAACAGTTTGAGCGGGTCTGCGGCTGGCTGACGAATTGTTTCCAAATTTATGCGGGAACTCCCGCATAATTCTAGAATCCAGCTCATTATAATAGTCATTGGACTGAGGATCAAATCCTTCTTCTTCGATCAATCTCTTGTGAATACCAAATGCCGCAAAGGTCATGGCTTCATCTTTTCCAAACCAAACATTTTTTCCCGCCCATTCCTCTGCTTTTGCGTCCGGTTGTTGGGGGGCCGACGTTTGTTGCGGTTGTTGCGGTTGCGTTTGGCGAATATATTCTTGTTGTTGCGCATATTCTCGTTGCGCGTTAGCTTGTTGTTGCGCCTGCGCGTATTGGTTAGAAACAACCGCCAATTGACTTAGTTGTTTTTGAGCCTCTACCGTGGCGTCCGAATCTCCAAGTTCTACCGCTCTTTTTAAATTAGCTTCAACTTGCGCTTGTTGCAAAGAAAGCCGAGTGCCGTACTCAGACATGTAGCCTTGGTCCAGATTTTCCATTCTTTGTCGAATTTGGTTCGACTCAGTTTGAACATTTTGGGCATACTTAATGGCCTCTTCTCGCTGTCTTTCTGCGTCCCGCATTTTTTTCGTTAAACGATTAATTCGTTTTTGTACCGACTCGCTGTAGTTTTCCAGCTCTTCTTCTTGTTTTTCTCCTACAAAAGCTTCTTCTTCGGCGGCATCTTCCGCCAAAATTTCTACTTCGGTTTCTTCCGCATCTCCTACTTCTAACTCAAATTGAGTTTCTTCCGCAGCACTACTCATAGTAAATCCCCCTTACAGGCTAAGAATGTCTTCTGGGTCATCAATTACGGCCAAAATCTCATCATCATTAATGATTCGACATTCTCCGCCTTCAATTCGGAACCGAGATC